GATGAGATAAGTCGTGTTGTAAAAATGTTTCATACTAGGTTTCCAGGTCAGACCATGAAACCGATAGACATCGATACTGCTGTTAATGGATCAAAGCTTGATGATTATATAAGTCGAATTAATGCATCTACGTCGGCAGGACATGGTTACCGTGGAACCAAGGGAGACAATATGCCTGTTACTGTTGATGATTCTGTTGAGTATGTCCGTGAACCAAATCATATTGTCAAACAAAATGTTTTGAAAATGTTAAATACTTATTCAAAAGGTGAGAATTTTTTTCCGATTTATAATGTTGCATTGAAAGATGAACCACGAGACAAAGATAAAGTGAAAGAAGGAAAAACTAGGCTTTTTTATGTAGCTCCTTTACACATGATTGTCATTTCTCGTATGTTCTTTTCACCTTATTACTCCTTGTTTACACAGTTCCCAGATTCGTTTCACACGGCCATTGGCATAAACATGCACAAGGATGCAGATGAATGGTATTCAAAGTTAGAGAGTTTTTCGAGCAATATGATGGAAACTGATTATTCGAAATTCGATGTTAGTATCTTGTTCTTCATCCGTAAGTGTGTTTACAGAATTAAGCGTAGTGTTCTCAAGGAGCTTGGATATAATCAAGAGGCAATGCGCATAGTTGATGGAATTTTGACGGATATGTTGTTCCCTACCATCAGTATTCTTAAAGATGTCTTTGTTGTCCGCGGAATTCATCCATCGGGTGCGGATTCAACTGCACAACATAATTCTGAGAACAACAAATTTATGCTTCGGTACTTTTATGAGACAACAATGCGAGGAGCTGGATATGATACATCACGAAGCTCGAAGTATTATTTTTACAATATGGTTTTACCCAGTACACTTGGAGATGATGAGGTCGCCGCTGTCAAAGATCCTGTTAAGGGACTGATCAACAATATAACATTCGCCAATTTTTGCAAGGTTAAGTACAACATGAAATGTACTCCTGCTGCGAAGGGTTCAGATTTTGTTGATTTTGTAACACCTCAGACGATGTCATTTTTGAAACGCACCTTTGTTTACCATAATGATCTAAAACGTATGGTGGGACTTTTAGATATGAATTCACTATATAAAACACTCGAATGGCGTCTTCCTTCCAATGTTATACAGGAAGAGGACCATGTACTATCGGCCACGGCTTCAGTCCTGAAAGAATTAGTCTTTCATTGTGACAGAAGTAAGTACGATAGATTTTTGGATATTATTACGCAGAATTTGTCTGCATATTACCCAGCTTTGACATATGATAGATGTGTCAAAGTGCTTCTGACATATGATGACCAGTTGGAAGCTTTAGCCAAGAACACTGAACAAGTGTTACATTCTGAATCTCATGAATACGACTCGTCTCCTGCGAGGACGCTTGAATTTCAGATTTTACGACCCTTTGGAAAGGTTAAACCTTGTCTTGATTGGAATACCAAGGCATTGTATTTATATTCCGCTAGTTTCTTTTACCACCAAATGCTTGACGCCCTTAAGAATAATTTACAAAAAATTGATGAAGAATTTAAAGAAAAGAAGGGCACTAAAGATGAGATATCTTTTGAAGAATACCAGAGAAGACGTCGTGAAATTGAAGTTTTGCTTGCCAACCATATGGAAGTGAAAGTCCATGATTCTGAATCTGATGAAGTTTTATTGTTAGATCATTTGAACGATGACAATGAACTTACAGAAGAAGAGATGATTTCTTTGATTAACTCTATTGATCATGAACAATCTTTTCTCGACCAATTAAATGATTTGGAGTTTTTAGATATTGAACTCAACATACCATATCAGCAATATCAGTACATATGTCACGCTCTTTATAGACGTGCGAATCTACTCAATACTGTAAGACAAGCCTCAGTTGATTTTTTGACTGAATCTGATGAACATACAGAGACAAAAGTAGAAAATTTGGTTGATATTGCAGGAGAAGAACCCTTGGAAACTGGGAACAGTCTTGAAAGGAACAATAACAGTATGAAGAATTCGAATATCAGGATCAATGATTTTCCTAGTCGGCCCATTCCTATTTATAATAAGGTTATAAATGCGGCCAACAATGGATTTTTCCAAGACACCATGAATCCCTATTCATTATTGTTATCAAATCAGACTTTGCGAGCTAAGCTCAAAA